GACGGAGGCTCCTCGGAGCCAAGGAAAGAGAAGGTTGCGGCCCAGCCGGGACCGGTTTTTCGCCTTCGGGTGAGAGAAGGAAGCGGACGAGGCCAGGGCGGCTGACGAAGCCGCCGCTACGCGGACGCTGCGGGCTTCCCCCAAGCGATTGCGAGGGTGGCAGCTTCGTAGAGCAGCCCAGGTAGGACCAGAGGTTCGCAAGAATCTCACGGGACTGCCGGCCGATCGGGCAAAGGGAGATGTCAGGTCACGAGACTTCGGTCGCGAGATTTGGATCGAACGGCGCAGGATCGGACAGGGACCTGCCAGTGCTTCGGCACTGGTGGGAACCCCTGAGGAGTTCGGACCAAGAGGGCTTCGGCCCTGGCGGAAAGGCTCCGGCCGGAAATCGACGCGGCTTCGGCCGTTTACGAGGACCGGAGGATCATCGAGGCGGGGTCAAACCTGCGGAGGGGTCCAAACGGGATTGGAAGCGGGCCGCTCGTACTTCCGTACGGCGGCGATCTCGTCCTTCACTGTGGAGTCTACGGCTTAGTAGTACCCCCTCACGCTAGACTAGGAGACTATCAGGTAATGGCTACATCTTTTGTTAAGATGCCTTGGGCCGGCTATTCGGATCAGTACGCTGCGACGAAGAACCCGACCCCCAACTATTCCGGGGAACTGAATTGCGAGGGCCGTGAAAATACAAAATCGGCACTCGTGAAAACAGACCCTACGAAGCGTTGGAGGCCGCCAACCAACTATTCCCGTGTAATTCGCACAGGCCCGTTAGCCGCCCCGTATGTAAATCTTCGGGTCGACTATAAGAGCTCTGCTGCGCCCAATCAGAAACGGTTGGTTACGTACGTTGGTCCGGCCACGCCACCACCTGGTTATCAACTAGTCGTGCCTGCGTTCCCTTCCGACCTTGTGGGTCGAGTGGAACAACGAGCGTTTCGCAAGCTTAAACAACAAGATTTAAATCTTGGTGTGGCGTTTGCGGAACGTACTGCGACGGCGACGCACCTGGCCACTACGGCCGGGCGTATTGCTGCTGCTATCCGGGCACTGCGGAGATGGGACCTCGAGTACATGGCCAGGCAGTTGCGAGCCAACCCCCAACTCTTGCGTAACAGACTTGAACGTCTGCGACGCAGGAAGGCGTTGGAAAAGCGACTGCATGAACTATGGCTCGAGGCTCAGTACGCATGGAAGCCTCTCCTATCGGACTGTTACGGTGCGGTGAAAGCTCTTCATGAGAAAGATATGAAGAACGATCGCTACATCGCGACTTGTACGGCTAAGGATGAGACCTACACAGAAGCCTTTGGCTCTGGCGAGTCTAACGTGGGATTTGATGTTCTTAAATACCCATGGCAGTCTCGCGTGCGTACGCGCTTCCGTTGTTACGTCCGCTATGATTGGGAGTTGGCAAACCCTATGCTCGCTCAGATGAGTGAGTTGGGAATGACTAATCCCCTTCAAGTGGCGTGGGAAGTGGTTCCGTTTAGCTTTGTTGCTGACTGGTTTAGCCCGTTCGGTGCCTACCTAGCCGCGTTGGATACGGGGCTAGGATGGAACTATAAGGGCGGATCTATCAGCAAACTCACCCGGTCAGAGCGACTATTCACAGTCACGGGTAAACCATCTAAATGGTTGAATACCGTGAATGCGATAGAGCAGAACGGCACTTCTGCCGGCCCTGCTCAGCGACAACGGCTTATGTCATTGAGCCGTATAGCTGTGACCTCTCGACCGACAGCACAGATGCCGTCGATAAACGACAGCGCTATGCTGAACGCCGGTACTCGCCTTGCGAATGCAATTTCGCTTATTCGCGTGGCGATATCCGGATCCCGTAAGTAACGGAGCAATTCCGCTCCCAACAAAGAGTGAAAACACAAAATGGGTCTTCCCAACATTGTTGTTCCGGATGCCGCAACTACCCCTGTAAACCACACCTTCACGGCTGTGAAGGTGGAGGGGGACACCGGTCGGTGGTCGGAGAAGAGTGCTGCGCATGCCAGTGGTTACTGGTCGCTCAGCGTGACTCTCCGCGACCCTGTGAACGGATCCAACGGCTCGCGTGTGTACCGCGCGCAGGTCAACTTCTCCCAGCCGGTGTTGGTCACGGAAGTGATCAACGGTGTGAGCGTCCCAAAGGTCGCTTACACGATGCGGTTCTCGGGTGAGATGATTCTGCCGCAGGACACGACGCTGCAGAACCGCAAAGATTTCCGAAAGGAAATTGCGGGGATTTTCGACAATTCGACCTTCAAGTCGGTTGTCGAGGACCTGAACCATGTCTCTTCCTTCTAAACCCGATCGCAAGATCGAAAGTTGGACGAAGTGGCTTGGATGGGTCCTATCCTTGCTATCGCTCTGGGACTCTCGTCCCAAGCGATAGATTCTGCTTACTCTAACTCTACTGAGGTTTTAACCCGTGAGAAAGAGCAACAAAAGAGCTGCGGATCCTTATCAGGATCTGTACCGTTACGATGCTTGTATAGCCCCAGGTATTGCCGAGCGCATGTTTTCGCAAGGCAGTACGGAGTACTCGAGGAGTATCGCCGAGTCTATCAGGACTGGCGACTACTCGAGGATTGTATCTGCTACCGTCAGTCCAATGGACTATACGGATGCAGGTACTTTTGGCCAGGACTACCTAGCTGCCGAGATGATGTCCAAGTATCCCAACTGGGACCTAGGAATCGACCGGAAGCAAGCTGCCCTGGACAAGTTCTCCGAGGCTGAACGACTTTGTAAGGACACGAATCGACGCCTACTTGCCTCTCATGGGAGATCCACAGTTGGACTCCCAGCGCATCCGCTTTTGTTAGCGGCTATGCGGAAAATCGAGAGGTTGTTAGGTCCGTTCTCGTGGCCTGAGGTCTTCCAGCACTCATACTGGGGTCGTGGCGCTACAACCAGACTTGGTCGTAAACACCGCGACGTGTACTACAAGTTCGCTGGTAATCCACACGTAACGCACGACTTGTTCCCATTAGCACGCAAGATGGTGATGTCGGTTCCTGGATGGAAACCGACGCATCTCGAGTGTGTGTTGGGAAACAAGGTTACCACTGTCCCGAAGAACGCTAAGACGGACCGTGTGATCGCGATTGAGCCAGAGCTGAACTTAATTGTCCAGCTAGGGATTGGTCGCGCCATCCGGAAACGTCTTAACAGAGTAGGACTCCTTTTGCCCGAATCTCAGCAGCATAACGCTGAGCTCGCGCGAGTGGGAAGCCTAGATGGTCGATGGGCAACTATCGATCTTTCTATGGCCAGTGACACCGTCTCTTTCGAGATTGTGCGCACACTCCTACCTGCCAGGTGGTTTGAGGCTCTTGAGCAGAGCCGATCTCCAACTGGAGTTCTTCCTTCTGGTGAACGATTAGTTTATCAGAAGTTCTCGTCCAT